AGAACCGGCAGGAATGATGCAGAGAACGGAATCTTCCGGCGGTCTGGATTTGCCGCCGGATTTTTCTCCGGTCTGCTCCTGCCAGTAAATTTCCGGAATTACATGCCGGATATATGCTTCTGTTCGGGTCTGACTGTCAACAGTTTTTTCGTAGACAGTGCAGAAAGCCTGATTGGTATACATCAGCCACACCCCCTGAAAAGCAGTCCGGAAGTCCCCAGATATTTCATGCAGATGCTTTGCAGATAGTCTTCCAGTCCGGCGGCATCACCGTTCAGAAGTGCCGACAAAGTGTCGGAAATACTGCCATAGGAAACGCTGTAAGCCCCGATGGTTTCCTGTGTTTTCGGTCTGCCGGAATCAGAACTGCTGTTTGCTTTGAGCTGATACAGATAAACTGCTTCTGCAAGAGCACAGCAGCACTTTCTGACTTTGTCTTCATATTCTGCCGGGATTCCGGTGCAGAGCCTGTCAAAAGTAACCATATCCATGTATTCAGAAGCCCGTTCCGCCGCCTGACGGAACACTTCTGAATCTGTTATTGCTGTACCGAAGAAGCTTTCCTGATAAAATTCAAAATCTGCGTAAGCCATTTACACGCTCTTTTCTTTTTCCGGCGGTTTTTCCTGCTTGACAGGCTTTTTCTTTTCTTCCGGAAATGTTAGACCGATAGTTTTCATGCAATCACCTCCATATCAGGTCGCAGCAACAGAAACATAAATGCCGTTCTGCTTGTTGTCGAAAACGTCCGTAATACCGTAGGCACGGTAGAAAAATGCCCATGCATCTGCATTCTGGTTCTGCTCCGGACTGATAACTTTTGTCACATTGTGCTTTGTGAACTGAATCGGGGACTGCTTCTGAACAATCATGAAGTTGAGATTCTTTCCGGCGGAAGCTTTTGTATAATGCCCTGCTTCTTCGCCGGAGGTTTTGCCATCCAGCAGGTCAATTGCAGAATAGAATCTCGACTGCGGAACTTTTACAATTTTGGCATAGCTGTCAAGCATGGCTTTGGATTTGTAAGTTTCCACGGCTGTAATCAGATTGTACAGTGTCGGGGTAATGAATAAATATCTGCCTTCCGGAGTGACTTCTGCTTCATCAAGAGCAGTATTGGCGGCAGTCAGAGCGGCGAGAATGCCGTCACCGGTGGAATATGTCTGATTAGTGGCTTTTGTGCCTGCTTTTGCGGCATAGCTTGCGAATCTCCATGCATCGAGTTCGGGGACAACTTTTGTTCTGATAAACTCAGAAGACAGCATTCCGAAGGAAATACCGGCGGTTTCCTCATCGTCCATGGCATCGACAGTAAATTTTCTGCCTCTGTCGTAGTTGAATTCCTTTGTTTCCCATGTCAGGAACTCACTGCCGTCAACATAGCCGGAATTTCTGGAATAGTCTGCCAGACCGTCAAGGCTCATTTTCGGGAACAGAATCTGACGGGCATTGTTCCCCTGACGAACCCGTTCAGGAGCGGCTTCGAGGTCAGCGGTCAGGGTACTCTGCTTGTAGACTTCGTCCAGCAGAGCGATATATTTGTTGATGAGCGTAATAGTATTCGGCATAGAATTTCCTCCTTATTTCAGCCCCATGATTCTGCGGATGGCATCATCATCGGGAGTTTTGACGGTATTGCCGGACGTACTGCCGACAAATTCGGGTTTTGGCTTGTCGCCGGCGAACGCATCCGGACAGGATTCTTTCAGCTTCTGCACAATATCTGCACCGCCGATGAGAGAACCGTCCTTATCGAATTTGAGTTCAGCATCTTTCAGCAAGCCTTTCAGATGAGCGGCATAGATGTCGTTTTTCATGCCCTGAGAAGCAACGAACTTGTCGAGCTTATCGGAATAATCCCGTTCTTTCTGAGCCTGTTCGAGGGCTTCAGCTTTCTGTTTCCATTCGTCAGCAGATTTCTGAATGCTTTCAATGTCCATATCCTTGAAGCTCTGAATAGTCTTGTTGGCTTCATTGAGCTGATTCTGCAAAGCGGTGTAATCCGCTTCGGAATAGGTTTTCTCTGCCGGAGTTTCCGGCTGCTCCTGTTTGGTTTCGGTTTCTTTGATTTCTTCTGCCATAGAAAAAAACTCTCCTTTTCTGAAAAATGGGTATAAAAATAAGGCTTAAAAGCCTGTTTTAACGGTATTTAATCAGTGTAAAAATTTCCGGTAAACACGAACAGATTCTTGTCATCAGTCCGGTGAATGTTTGCCGCTCCACGTTTTTCCAGTTCTCTGACAAGTTCTTCTGTCGAGAAGTCTTCCAGAAGTTCTTCTTTTGTGGGCGGTTCTGTGAGTTCTTCGCTGAGGTCATCGGAAAAATTTTCGATAAAAGCAAGCCTGATGCCTGTATCTTTCATTTTTTCCGAAATTTTGTCAAGCCGTTTTTCGAGGGCTTCCAGCATTGCCACAGCACTGGTAACGTCAACACGAACGGTACGAACAATATCTTTTTCCATGCTTTTTCTCCTTTCGGGTGCGAGAAAACCGCCCGTGTGGGCGGCAGTCTTTGTTTTTAGTCCCAATCAGAGGGACGAGGATTTTTCTTAGGTCTCTGCAAATGGTTATTCTCAATGCAGTCTTTCAAGTCAGCAAGCGTAGCTTCGACATCACAGGAAGACTCCATATCTGTTCCATAACCTTTTCCGAATTTCTTTCGATATATTGTTTGCAATTCTTGAATTTCATCAAGAAGTTTCTGATGTTCCTGATTCGTCATCTTCTACCACTCCTAACATTTCCAAAAAAATCTGATATGATTCGGGAAAGAACCGCTTTATCTGTTTCAGAGATTCTGGGTGATTGACTGTTGCACTGAACATTTCAGCAAATGTTTCTTTACTGTTATTATGAGTCTGCCAATAATCAGCATCTTTTTTCTTGTGCCCCACACCAAACGGCTTTTCAGTTCTTCCACCAACTGACAAGTCGGGGTTTCTTTTAAAACATTCATGACATTCCCTCTTTCTCCCAGACGGGACTTTTTATATAATGCCATATTCAGTAAGGATACGGCGTGCTTCGTACGCTTGCAACCTTGTTGCATCAACCGAAATATCATATTCAAAACTATCTACTTCTTCCTTAGTATATGGATTCGGACAATTTTCTATCCATTTTTTCATTTTTTCAATTTCCTTATCTGTGAGCCACTCAGGACGTTGCATAATTGAAGCCATATTGATTGCCACCTTTCGCACAAGAAATACTCCATTTTGTAAGAGCTTTCATCAATTCTTTTTTCTCAGCCTGCTTTAAATTTTGGTAAGCCTCTTTGCCCGCTTCACTGTTAAGAAACTTATAACTAAATTTCACATTTCCAGCATGATAAAAATTCTCTTCCATTTTATTAATAAGAAAATTAATATAGCTATTTTTATCGCTTTCAGAAGTTCTTGAAATAACGTATAAACTGCCATTGTTGCCAACTGCCGTAAAACTCAACATATTTTCTGTCTTAGTGAAATTGAAAATATCAGTAAAACTAAAACTCTCTCCACTTCCGTGATTGTGAAATGCATGAAAAGGAATTTCAGGATTTTTTACAGGGGTACTCATTATCCGACCAATTACATAAAAATCAAATTCTTTAATAGGCTTCATATTTTCATCACATATAACAGATAATTCTGTTCCTGGTATGAAATATCTTGCAATTTGCAATAAATCCTGACTTACTTTTTGATGATAAAAATTCAACTGATTATTCTTAAAGATATTAAGTTGTTTCATGTTTTTAATTGATTCGTCAGTGATTTGATGAAATTGAATTCCGTTATCACTTGAATTTATTATACCACTTCTATTGGAACTTGTCAAGGAATTTGCGGCAGAGCCGGACGGATTTTTCGGCTTTGGAGATTTCGGAACAGACGGTGCAGTCGGAGAAGCAGGCGGCGGATTTTTGCCTTGTTGTGCTTTTTTGTTCGCCCAGACAGCTTTCTGTGCCTCACTTTGTCCGAATCCGCTGACCTGTGTCCTGAACTTGTCATTCCACTGCCCTGTCTGATTGCAGAAGTCACGGAGCTGCTTTTCAGCATCTTTCAGCTTGACAGCGTTCCGGTTATAGTAATTCTGTGCTGCTGCCCTTGTCGCATTGTCAGGAGCGTTTTTAACACTCTCCTGTGCGGTAATCAGACGGCGTTTCAGTTTCCGGATTTTCCGTTCTGCCGCTCTCTGCATCTGAGAAATCTCATATTTAGAATACATCTGCCCGTTATACGGAATATTTTTCGCATTGAGTGCGGCAATCTGCTGTTTCGTGTAGTTCGGCTTGGAAAAGCCTTCATAATACGGATACCAGTTATGCCGGCAGTTCCAGCCTTTAAAGCCTCTGCCCGTTCCGTAGCCGATTTGGTCGAGCGAATAGACATGCAGACCGTCAATTGTTCTGCCT